CTGAACGTCCGGCTATACGATGCGCTGACGGACAGGCTCAATCCTGCCGTAACCGCCGCCCACCACGTCCGTATCTGTTCCTGTACGCTCTCGATGCTTGGCAATTCCAAATCGCCCAGATTCCACGTCAGAATGGCGGTCATGGCAGGCGAAAAGTCATTGATCCACCAGTCCTTGATGCTCAGCGCGAAATCTCCCCACGCGGGAACGATCAGCTCGCCGAACGACCATTGTGTGATCGCTGTGAGCGCGGGCTGTGCCGTTTCTTCCCACCACGTCGGAATGCCGTCAAAGAAGCCGTCAACGCTCGGCGCGACAAAGCTGCCCAGCGTCCACGTAAACACTGATTTCAAGCGCTCGTATGCGTTCGCTCCCTGACCGCTCCACCATGTTTTAGCCGTCTGCAAGATCTCGGGAATGGAAACGCCGTCCAGCGTAAACGCGCCCAGCGTCCACGTCGCAAAGCTCTTGATACCGTTTTGAATGGTGGTCAGCGCGGTTTCAGCGGTGGTCTGAATCTCCGTCCACGTCGGAATGTGGAGATCGAACGTCAGCGGCTTGTTTTCGTTGCTCCATTCCAGAATCTTGTCGATCAGGTCGATTGCGTCATCGAGGAAAACGCTGCCGATATCGGCGAAAGCTGTTGAAAGCATTTCAACGCGCATACCGATTGTTTCATCGCTGAAAAGGTCGGTGACTTTCTCGATAAACGGAGTAAGCGCGTCTTTGAACGGTTTTCCGATATGCTTGAGAAGGGTGTCCTGCGCCGCGTCCAGCTTGTTAATCACGTTTGC